AGCGGAGTGTCTTTGGCAATTAACTCATCAAATCAACCCTATGTTTATGTCAACGCTACTACATTGTTTACTTCAACTACTGCAATCGCATTGAACAGTTGGAGTCATATTGCAATGGTCAAAGCCAGCGGAACAATAACTCTGTACATGAACGGAATACCAATTGGATCAGCAGCAAGTGCAACATCTTGTACTGATACATACTGTACCATTGCCAGTACTGTTGACTATAGAGATGCTACCACTACCTATAAGTTTGCAGGTTATCTAAGTGATGTTCGTGTGGTCAATGGTACTGCACTATATACAGCAACCTTTGCACCCACTTATCAACCACTGACCGCAGTGGCAAACACCAGCTTGTTGACACTACAGAACAACGGTGGCGCTACCAACGGTGGCTTTGCAGACAACGGTGAATTCCAAAACGTTATAACTCGAGTAGGAAACGCAAGCCAGGGCACATTCAGTCCCTACAGTCAAATGGGCTGGAGCAACTTGTTCAACGGTAGTACTGATTATTTGACATTCCCTAGCAGTAGTGCATTAACAGGTATAGCTAATACCAATATGACTATTGAATTTTGGGTTAACTTTACAAGCGGAGTTTCATCAAATCTTTTGAACGTAGTACAGAAAGGTAGAACTGGAAACAGCGACTACGAATGGGGTGTGTATTTGACCGGATCTACTGGTACAGCCGGGGGAATGGTTATTAGCTGGCAACCACAAACTGGCGGAAGTGGATCAAATAATAATACCTACAACTCGTCTGGTGTTACAATGACTGTTGGCGTTTGGTACCATGTGGCGATTGCTGTATCCGGTACTACTGCCTACTTCTTCTTAAACGGTGCTGCCGCCGGTACATCTTCGATATCTTTATCATCGTTTACTTCTAGTGGAGTGTTGAGTATTGCAAACAATAATGCTGGCTCAAATAATTTCCAAGCCTGTTATATCAGTAACCTGCGTATACTTAAAGGCACAGCACTTTACACTAGTGCATTTACATCTCCTTCTGCTCCGCTGACTGCAATAGCTAACACCGTATTATTAACTTGCCAGAGTAACAGATTTGTAGACAACAGTACCACTGGATCAAAATTTACAGCGGTCGGGAATCCAAGCGCCCAGGCGTTTACTCCATTCTCTCCAGGGGCGGTCTACTCGCCAACCGTCAACGGAGGCAGCGCATACTTCAACGGCAGCACAGACGCAATATCTTTGCCTTCAATGCCAATTTCTACAACAGGCAACTTTACCGTCGAGGCTTGGGTTTATCCAACCAGTGGATCAGATGGTGGCATATTCTTTCTTGGTGGTAATACCTCTAGTTATGCTGGGTTAAGATTTGGATTTAGCTCTGGAGCATCACCATCTGGTTTCTACTTATTACATTCGCAAAACGGCACAAGCTGGGCAGTAAACTTAGCAGTGGGCGGTTACATATTAAATGCTTGGACTCACGTTGCAATAGTTAGGAACGGTACTGCTGGGACAATATATCTAAACGGTGTTTCGGCTGGAACATTCTCATGGGGAACACTATATGCTGGTACATCAAATTTGATTGGTGAATATTTAAATAGTACAAACTACTTTTTCACTGGCTACATTACCGATGTTAGAATTACCCCAGGAACTGCGGTGTATACCACTGCATTTACTCCTCCCACAGCACCACTGACAAACTATGCCAACTCTACTCCAGCAACTCTTTTGCTAAACTTCAACAACGGTGGTATTGTTGATCAACACAGTTCGTTTAATTTTGCAACCGTTGGTAACATACAAACAAGTACCAGTACAGTCAAATATGGTACTAGAAGTCTACAGTTCACTGGCACTAGTGGAGCGTACTTGCAGTCATTCCAATCACTACCAGCATTGCAATGGTGGCTTGGATCATACACAGTTGAATACTGGATCTATGCCAACGCATTCAGCTCTGGCGGCAACGGTGAATCCACTGTGCTGGGCTGCTTGGGTGCAACGGGTACCAGTACCTACTGGGGATTTGGTCCAATCGCTGGTGGTACAGTTCGTTGGTACTACTACAACGGTGCCGCACAGAACTTGACCACAAGTACTGCATTGTCCACTGGTCAGTGGTATCATTTGGCGTTTGTAAACAATGCCGGTGCATTAACCATCTATATCAATGGCACATCATCGGCTACTGGCACAATCAGCGGTACCCCGCAAGCAGTGGCTACGCTTCCACTGACACTGGGATCTTCAAACAATGTGTCATTCAACGGTTATCTAGACGATGTACGCATTACCAAATATGCACGTTACACTGGCAACTTTACTCCCCCAACTGTTGGTGACATCGCTCAATAAATACATGATAGGATAACAACATGCAAAAAATTAAACAAATGTACCGCAGCAACTACACTGGTGAGGACATCATCACCAAATTAACCTACGAGGGCGGCGATTGGCATCGTACAGTTGAGCATGTGCCCAGTGCAGTTACCAACAGACAAATTAGTAATCGAGCAGTGGTATTAGGCAACGGCCCTAGCCGCACTGAACTATACCCCAACGGCGATTTATTCCAATTACTGGACAGCCACAAAGGCGGATTGTTGGCAGCAGGCGCAGTACAGACTTATGGTTGTAATGCTATTGTACGTGACTATATGCCAGACTTTGTTGTGGCCAATGACGAGATGGCTCAAGAGATTGTGGAAAAAGGCCTTTGGTTCAACAACATCATCTATGGAACCAACGCCATGGTCTTGAGCTATCCTGGTAAGTTCTACAACATACCACAAAGCCCAAACTGGGACATGGGTGCTACAGCAGCCTATCTTGCCTGCTTTGATGGTCATACTACAGTTTATCTAATGGGCTTTGATCTACACAGCGGTCATACTAACTATCAATTTAATGTCTATGCTGGTACTAGAGGATATCCCGATGTTGAAGATCCTACAACTGAAACCTACTTTGAAAACACAATGTTGCAGGTTATGAAACTGTATCCTGGTGTAGACTTTGTGCGTGTAAGTCCTACTCAAGATTACTACATGCCTGATAGTTGGAAGTATCAGCTTAACCTACGTCAAATTGATTTTAGACAGTTTGTTCTAGAAGTAGATTTATAAATTCTCAAGAGTTCGTATTTTATCAATAACACTGGCAAATTTGAAACTGCGCCACACTCCGGGATGCAAGGGACGTGGGTAGTCGTCCAAGGGAACCCAACAATAGCCACGATGTTCACTGTTTAATACAGGAGCAAATTCTTCGTCCACCTGTATCACATAGGTGTGATATTCAAATTTGCCCGTATCGCTAACAAACTTTTCAATGGGCACCAACTTGGCATCTGCAATAACACCACCCAGCTCTTCGGCAATTTCCCTAGCAAGGCCGGCAACCACAGTCTCATTCTGCTCAATCTTACCACCCACAAGTCCCCAAGTGCCGCTGTGCGCCCCATCGTTACGTAACAAAAAAAGATATCTGTGAGTTGTTCGACAGTAGATTAATGCGCCAGCACCAATTAGAGTACCAGCATCCATTCGCCCTGATCGTAAAGGCCGTCGTAGCTCTTTGTCCATTGTGTGTTTTGCCATTTGTATTGAATACCAGTTGTTAGATTTGTTACATATTGTAAACTATTTTCATTGGTGCTGTCAAATGCAACAGTCCAATGAGTGCCGGTATACTGCACAATATCGTTGGCATGAGCCACCAAGTCTTGACCATCAACTCCGCGCCAGGCAGCAGCACCAGAAATGTTATTGTAGTCTCCAATGTCGTTTACCAATAAGTATCTTGTGCCAGCAGCTGGACTGGTCAAGTATGTTCCCACATTGACATTTTGCGGATCAATGATAGCATTGATTGCATTCAGCGTGTTTGTGGGGAAGGTATCACCAAACGGTGTATACAGTAATGTACTGGTGTCAGTGGGATTGTAAGCAATAGTTCCGATAACTTCACTGCCGTTTGGCTGTGTTAATCTAATCTCGCTGGTGCCAGAATTTAATTCACCGTATTGATCAATTAGTGCTTGCCAGGCATGACTTGTACCAATAACTCCATCAATGCCGTATTCGTTATAGGTCACAATGTCCTGTGGCTTCAACAGTTTCAAAGTATAGTACGGAGTACCGCCAGCGGTGTGTACGTTTGAGTTTAAAAGCACTCCGTAGTTGAGCACAGAAATAACCTGTTGATTACCCAAACTTTCCATGGTTTGCAGATCTTGGAAATTGGTAATCACCTGTTGTATAACGCCCATCTTCTTGACCTTGGCACTGGTACTGAGCCAAATTGGTAATTCAAAAGTCATAGTGGCAACACTGATGGGATCTTCGCCTGATGTGGGAATGCTGCGACTATCCCACGTCACGTCGGTCAACATCACAGCACTGAGACTGGTCCAATCAAGATAGTTGTCTGTGCTTTGTATTTCCATGCTGGGGTTAAACAATGCGCTCAACTGTTCTATCAATTGCAGTTTTTGTTCGGTATTGCTGGTCCATATATCCAACTTCAGTGTCAATTTGTAGGGTGCTGGCATTAGTCGCTCAACAGTATAAGATTGTCCCTGCCCTGTGCCGTAAGTTCCAGTTACTGGATCAAATTGACGTTGACGTATTTGCATACTCTCAACTGTGCTTGGACTCTGCAAGCGTGTTTGGTCATAAGCCAGTGCATTGATATACACTGCCATGGCTGGAACAGCATTAACAGTATTCTCGCTGTTGTTACGAATAATCTGTGCTGCTTGACGACTTTGATCTCCGTACATGACTGGTACACGCTGTAGGCTAGTGACACCGTTACGGTCTTTACCAAATTCCACATAAAAATCAGACACCAATCGTATAAATTGGCTTATGAATCTACGAATCTGTCCGTCGTAAAAATAATTGCTGGGTGCTGTCATTAATTATCTGCTTTCGGTGTTAGCGCCTTGCTTAGGCTTTGACGTACAGGTACTTGTTTACCATCTTCGTTAGTGAACGTGCCACTTGCGTTAACAAAAGTACCCAGTTGTGTTTGATTGTTTGCACCCTGTGTAAGACTTGTACGCTGTACATCGTTAATGCTGACCCAACGTTTACCATCAAAGCGGAACACACGATTTGGTATGTAGTCGGTGCGTAAAAAGTATTCGCCACTGATGGCATTTGCTGGAAACATGATTCCAACACCCATGGCAACATCATTTGGTGCCACTGCTGCCCCAGTTAGATATCCCGGTAACACAGCACCAGCAGTGAGCACTCCTTCGTCGGCAGTGTCGCGTACATCATCTGCTCGATCAGTAACATCATCTGCAGACCTAGCTGGTTGATCAGGAAATCCACCATCAGGGGTAAGCGGTTTGATATAGAGACTGCTGGTATCGTATCCACTAAGTGGCACATTGGCTTCGCCTTCGCGTATAGTGGCATCGTTGACTTTTAAGTTGGTGTCTAGTGTACTCAATATCTGCCCAATTGGTGTTGTACTGTTGCCGGCTGTGATATTGTTGAGTATGTCTTTGTATTCTTGGCTGTCCACTAAAGGGTTCAATTTCACACGCCACAAGTGAGGCCACCAAGTGGGACTAAACCCCTCGCTAGCAAAGCTGGCATCGCCTACTACATAGTAGCGTTTTAGTGCAGCCGGCACATCTTGATTCAGTGCATCATAGTCGGTCAAATGTTGTAGTTCAAGCACATCGCCGTTCATGAGCTTGCGTCCAATCAAGTCCACCATGTCACGCAAATGGAACACCATGAAGATGGTGCCAGTTGCTAGAAACAGTCCAAATTGGCTTAGGTCAAAGTCCTGGTCTGCACGAGTATAGATGCCGCGCATTTTGTACAAGCTGGTGTCGTACTTGCGATCTCGGTTTTCCAGCCACAAGAGGTCTTGTATGTTTTGTTCGCTTTGATTGGTGTAGCTGGGCTGACTGGCACTGGTGCTAAAACCCACTGTGGTGCCAGTGGCAATGTTGGCTGCAATATTGGCGCTGAGCGTGACAGTTGAGGCATTTTTGGCAACAACATAAGTATTATTGGGTACATTGGTACAGGTCACAGTGTCCCCAAGATTGACATTTCCTGTGTCACTGACAGTTAGTACATTGGTGACCACAGTTGCAGGGGCAGTGGTAGTGATTTGCACACCCTGTGGATTGGTGCCCAAATACTTGTGACAAAGAATTCCGGTACCGCCAAGAGTGAACATCTCGCTGATACGGCGATCAAAAAACTTGTAATCATTGGTGTGTCTACCATCTTGCCATAAACTGAGTCTTGCCACGGTGTTGTCCTGTTTTGTATATTTACCACATTTGACAACGAATGATGTAGAGTTTATAATACCAGCATGACGCCGACACATTTAAAACACTACGAGCGCCTGCAAAAGTGCTTGAAAATGGTACAGGGTACCCAGGACATCAAAGCCCGTAGCACCTTGTACAAGATCTACTTGAACTGTAATGATGCTTACATTGCCATGGATCGTGAAATGGTGGAATGTAGGCGGTTGTCAAAAGTAACACATAAGTACACAGAACTAACTGAAAAGTTTGAAGTATGTGTTAACGAGTTTGAGCAGTGGTACCTAATGGCCACACTGATGTACTAACTTGACTCCAAATGGGTTTTGCGCTATAATAACAGCATGTATCAAGTAATAGACAAAGCAGGTGCGGTTAGGGGTGTGTTTGCAGATTTGGACACAGCAATGACTGCCGCAAAACTTGTAGATGAGTTTGTAACCATTAGCGGTAACGGATTTGAGATTTGTGGGATTTTTGGTGTAGACAGCGTACAAAACGGGCTCTGCCCCGATGGCGTTGTGTATGATTGGAACAAAGCCGGCCGCATTGGCCGCGTGAAAAAGGAACGTGTATAATGGCGGTTGTAGCTGGNATCAAGATCAAAANNAAAGCACCACGTCAAGTGCGTGTGGCATTTGCAGATGAAAAGTACACAGGCAGCGAGCCCGAGTGGCCCGCAGAAGCCGCAGACTGGGACAATGAGCGTTTTGACAACCGCCTACGCAAGAGCTTCTACTACTACAATTATTACTACAGTCAAAAAGACTGCAAGAAGTATGTGGTTGAGTGGCTGCAAAAAAACAGCAAACTTTCAATTGAAGAAGTCAAAGCGTTTAACCGTGCCGGAGATCGCTTGCTGCCCATGACAGTGTGCAGCCTTATCATGGCACACCGTGCCGGCATGCCGTTCCGTGGACGTCACATTGAGTTCATCATCGACAGCGTGATGGAAGTTGTGGCCAAGGCCGAACCCGAGCCCGTTGCAGAGATTGCAACAGCAGAACAAGTAGCCTACCGTCCCACTATTCAAGATCGACTTGCCGAACGCACAAGCGAGATCATCGGTGAGCTGGAAGGCATCTTTGACGATGTTGCAACTGGAGTCAAGAACCCAACTAAGTTGTATGACTATCTTGTTGCCAACAACGTGGTGCAAAGCCAGTTAGGAAAATACGAAGATGTTTATAAAACACGAAAAGCTGAACTTGAACTTGCAATATCCAAAAAGGATGAACAAGTTCGAGAGGGCTATAGCCATCTTAAGGCAGCTGACTTCAAGCGTATTATTGCTTGGATCGACGATCTCCTGGCCGCAGTTGAACAGTACCGCGGCGTTAAAAAGAGCCTCAAGAAGGCAAGAGTTAAAAAGGCTCCAAGTCGGGAAAAAGTGGTTGCTAAAATCAAGTACGCGAAAGATAATGCTGGCCTTAAGATTGTGTCAATCAATCCTGCTGACATTATTGGGGCTCAAGCATTGTGGGTATATAATGTTAAAACCAGAAAGCTGGGTCGATATGTAGCAGCCGC